CCGCGAAGGAGCCGACGTTGATGGCTGCGGGTTTAGTCGAGGGCGCTCCTACTGGCTTCCATTTTACGGGCAGAATCTACGACGACATCATGACTGATGAGCTGTCGCGGTCTCCCGACATGATTCAGACGGTCAAAGACGCCTTTGATATGAGTCAAAACCTAAAAACCGGTACCTACATGGACTGGCAGCGGGTTGTCGGCACTCCTTACAACTACTCCGACGTACTCATGTACATTTCCGAGCTAAAGACTGACGACGGTACGCCTGTCTATCACACGAGGAAGAAGCCCGCGACGGTAGACGGTACTCCGAACGGCGAATCCGCCTATCTGCCCGAGGAAGAACTCACCAAGCTCCGCGCCAACAAACGAATCTTCTACAGCCAACAACTTCTAGACCCAACTCCGCTCGGAGCGCAGCGTTTAGAGGCTTCCCGGCTGATTGAAATTAACCCCGCCGAAGTCCCTGGTAAGCTGTTTAAGTTCATGGCGGTAGACCCTGCGGGGATGAGGTTGTCCGACAAGAGAGGGGGCGATTCCTGGGCGATGGTGGTGGCTGGAGTTGAGCCGTACCGAGATGACCTAGGCGCGAGTCGGGTGTTTATCCTCGATATGATTATCGAGCCGATGACTGAGACTGAAGCTCTCTCGAATGTAGTGAACATGTTCCTTAGAAACGGGCACGTTCGTCAAATCGGCATCGAGAAGGTTGGTATTAGTACCGCTGAGATTCACGTAGCGAAGGCGCTTCAAGCTAGAGGGAGAGCTTTAACTGTTGAGAACAAGGGATTGGTTATCTTACGCCCGGCTGGACGAGCCAAAGAACAGCGAATCGAGTCTGGTCTCGCTTGGCCTCTCCTCAATTCTAAGCTGCATGTCTCTACTACTGTTCCTTCTGCTTATCGGGAGAGGTTGAAGTTGGAGATGACGAAGTTTCCATTTTGGCACGACGATGCGCTCGATGCGGTCTCCTACATTTACGACATGATTCGCGACTACCGTTTTGGAAAGCAGGACCTAGAGCCTGAGAGACAGGACCGTTACTCACGACCGAAACGATTCGAGACTAAAGACCGAGGCTGGCTATACGTATGAAGTCTCTAAAGGGCACATCCAAGTTTGGGCAGGGGAAGAGGTCCCACGGGCATGTTGTATTCGTCGATGACGAGAATGGTTTTGGTCAATGTTCGTTTAACGACGATCATACCCATGAGGTTATCTTTGTCCCGCCTCCTCCCTCACCGCAGACTGGCCCCGATGGTCAGCCTCTCCCTCTGCCCCCTTCTCAACCAATCTTAGACGAGTACGGTCAGCCGCTACCTCCTGGCTTCCACCTTTCTCGCGCCTTCGACGGCCACAATCATACGATTCAGGAGATGGTTATCCGTCCTCCTAAGACTTCCGGTGAGACCGAGAAGGATATCGTAGAGAAGGTTCAGTCACTCTGGAAGACGGCGGGCGAGGGTGAAGCCTCCTCGATGGAGAAGTTCCGCGAGTCTGAGAAGATGTACAAGGGCGAGCATTGGGATGAGCAGGAGAAGCTCCGACTCGATAGCCTGAATCGCGCAGCGGTCTCTATCAATATGATCGAGAAGAACGTCGATCAGATATGCGGTACTCAGCGCCAAGAGCGGTCTGATATTCGTTACGCGCCAACCGAAGGCAGTGACCAGCGTGTAGCTGACATACTCAATGCTCTCTCCAAAACCATACTGAACAAGTGCTTCTATCACCGCGAGGAGTCGAAAGTCTTCGAGGACGCCGTCATCGGCGGTCGCGGAGCGTTCAACATCTACGTCGATTTCTCTAAAGACCTCCGTGGTCAAATCATCATCGAGAAGTTCCCCTGGCAGAACGTGAGGTTTGGGCCTCATGAGAAGGAGGATATTTCAGACTGTGAGTACCTCACTAAAGACAGATGGTTCTCGAAAGCGAAAGTTGAGCAGCTTTTCCCTGATAAAGCTAAGGAGATTGAGAAGGATTACAAAGACCTCATCCTTAAAGAGCCACACATTAACTACTCAGGCGACCAGTACGGCCACTCCGGGAACCGGATTCAGACACTGGGCGGGGAAGCTATCGTCAACATTGCGACGAAAGAGTACCGCGTTATTGAGTGCTGGCAGAAGGTTTATCGACTCGCTCACGTCATAGTGAACGCGGGTGAGAATCTGTACGTGAACGCCTACGGGTGGGACAGAAAGGACATCGAGGCTTGTCGGACCCTTCAAGGCTTTGAGGTTGTAGAGCAGAACATAGTCAAGTTCAGAATTACAAAGATAGCGGGTGAGGTTCTGTTGTCGGACCTACCTGAAGCTGAGTTACCGATGGACGATTTCTTCGTCGTCCCTGTCTACGCTAAGAAGCGCGGCTGTGACTTCTGGGGAAAAGTAGAACCAGCGAAAGACCCTCAGCGTTACGTGAATAAGAACTACTCTCTCGCGCTCGATGTCGGCAATAAGATGGCGAGCTATGGCTGGTTTTATGACGCGAGTACTTTCCCTGACAATGAAAAAGAAAAGTTCAAGGCCAATTCCACCTCCCCCGGTTTCGTCTCCGAAGTCATCGATGTCGGTCGTCCTCCCGTTAAGGTGGAAGGTTCTAAGTTCCCGAACGAGCTAGTCCAGCTAATGACTCTGGGTAAAGACCAGATAGCTGACATCATGAACATCATCACTGACCCGAATGGAGCCAATGAATCTGGTTCATTGTTCGAGCAGCGCCATAATCAAAAACTCTTAGGCTCTGAGTACCTCTTCGACAACCTCTCCTTCGCGAAGCAGAAGATCGGACAGATTCTCCTGAAGCTAATCCAGAAGTACTACACGCCCGAGAGGATAGTTCGCATCCTCCGCAGCGCCCACACTAAGGACCCCGTTGCGCTAGGCGAGCAGGGACTAGGCGAGTTCACTGATGACGAGATTATAGAGATGCTCACGACCGCTGACTTGGGTGAGCTTGACGTTGAAGTGACCGAATCCCAGTGGTCGCCGACGATGAGACTAGCAACCTTTGCCCTTCTCAGGGATATGCAACAGGCAGGAATGGCGATACCTCCCGACACTCTTTTTGAGTTCGCGGATATGCCCGCAGAGACGAAGAAGAAGCTGATGGATTCAATCGCGGCTCAGCAACAAGCTCAGTCCGATACTACATCCGCTACCGCAGACATGGAGATAAATAAGACCCTCATCGGTCAGGGTATAATACCTCCAGCGGTCAAAGAAAAATATCTCACTCCACCGCAGCCACAAGAAACTCCGAATGTCAGCGATCAAGCTGCCGGACCAATGTAGGTGAAAAATGGAACCAGAGAGCCACGAAGAGAGTACTCAATCAGGAGAGACTCAAGAGTACGTTGATACCCATGAGGCAGCCGACGAGGACCTTGAAGCGTTTCTAGCTAACGCGACAGAGGAAGACCCGACCGAAGCGCCCGAAGAGGTATTAGCGCCTGAGCCTGAGCAGATAGAGAAGCCGGAGCTACCAGAGCCACAGAAGGACCCCGCAGCGGTATCACGCGAGGAGTTTGAGAAACTGGCGAAGCAGCTCCAAGGGCAGGAACTCCTCATAAAGCGTCGAACAAGTGAGATCGGAGAGCTTAAAAAGCAGGTCGCTCAATTCAAGTTTGAGAAGGAGCAGCTAGTTGATGAGCAGTGGCAGGTAGACCCTAAACAGGCATACAAGACCCAACAGCAAATCGACCAAGCAGCAAACGCTCTGAAAAACCTTCAAGCTGAAGAAGAGACGATTGTCACGGCCAGTCAAACGCAACAGTTACTCGCTACGCACGTAGGTCCAGAAGTTGACTTCGTGAGTATGGTGGAATCGCTAAGGTCAGATGGGATGCCGGAGGAGTATATCCAGCAGTTCATCAACAACCCTTATACATCGATGCTACCAGAGACGGCTCTACAACTCGCGAAACGCGGGTCGGCAGAGAAGAAGGCGAGGGAGTTGGAGTCTTATCTGTATCAGGTAGTACCGCTGCTTCAGAATTTGATGCAGCAACAGAAGACTACACCGAATGATGTGGCTCGTAACATAGCTAACACTCTCCGACAGTCCCCATCGATAACGGCATCGAGCGGCGGCACTGGGCAGACCTCTAAGCAAAGGACTGCTGACCCCACTTTGATGAGCTATGCTGAGTTAGAGGAGTTCCTGCGCAACTAAAACGTTACGAGGATTAAATGGCTAAGACCACGTTTAGTACTTCCGATGCTCTCACTAAGAAGGCATGGGAAGAGAAATTATTTCGTGACTCTGTAAAACAAGCGTACTTCACAAAGTTCGAAGGTTCAGGGTCGGATTCAATAATTCAGACAACTGAGAAGCTGTCTAAAGATAAAGGCGATGAAGTAACCATCGGGCTTCGAGTGAAGCTCTCTGGTGCGGGTGTTACTGAAGGGCAGACGCTCGAGGGTAACGAAGAGAAGCTGAACACATACAACATGAAGGTCCTGCTCAAGCAGTATCGACATGCTGTTCGTGATGACGGCGAGATGAGTCGAAAGAGGTCAATCATCGAGGTAACGAAGGAGTCAGAAATGGCGCTTCGCGACTGGTGTACTGAAAAAATTGACCAGCTTAAGTTTGATGAGCTTGGTATCGGGTCTGGGGCAACCGTAGATCCTACTAAGATATTCTACCGAACTGGCGCATCGACTGTTTTAACGACTGGCACTGCGGCTATAGCCAAGACTGCTATGCACGCGACTAACAGTACTCTTACCCTCTTCATGATCTCTTTCTTGAAGACATGGGCTCAGACTGGTGGTGGACGTACTTATATTCCTATCCGACCTATCAAGGTTGAGGGTGGTGAGTATTTCGTTCTCCTCTGCCACAACGATGCCCTGTTCGACCTTCGTGCTTCATCTGAGTTTCAAACAGCTCAGAGAGAGGCTCAGAGTCGAGGTAAGGATCATCCGTTGTTCCAGGGCGCAGTCGCGATTTGGGATCAGGTTGTTATTCACGCTCATGAGAATTGCTCTGTAGCTACAGACGGCGGCGGTGCTGCCGTTCCGTGGTCAAAGGCGATCTTCATGGGTCAACAGGCTGGTGTTTGGGCTTGGGGAAAGCGTCCTGAAGTTGAGACTGAGCTGTTCGACTACAAAAACGAGATCGGTAATTCCATCGGGATTGTCGCTGGCGTGAAGAAGTCGAAGTTCAACAGCCTCGATTACGGTTCGGTAGGGGTTTACCTCTCTCGCACTAATGTCTCAGGCGCTTAATTAGGAGAATAACAT